GAGACTGTTATCGACTCCGACGATATGGAGTGGCTGCTGTCTAATGTGTGCGAACCAAAGTACCGCACCGGCTTTGACCGCAACTTTTGGATCTGGGAAGAGTTCGATCCTACTTGCAACTATCTTATGTCTGTTGATGTGTCAAGGGGCGATGGGGCCGATTTCTCAACGTTTCACATTATTAAATTAGAGACTCTAGAAATCATCGGAGAATACCAAGGGAAAGCCACACCAGATATGTTTGCCAACATGCTTAATCAAGTCGGCAGTGAATTTGGAAACGCAATGATGGTGGTGGAGAATAATAATATTGGCTACACGGTTTTAGATAAGCTTACAGAATATGGATATCCTAATATTTATTACTCCATTAAGTCTACGCATGAATATGTAGAACAACATATAGGGGAATATCGGGACTCTGCAGTAGCTGGTTTTACCACCACAATGAAAACGCGCCCTCTTATAGTTGCAAAATTAGAGGAGTTTATAAGAAATAAACTAATTAAGATATACTCTTCGCGTACAGTGAATGAGTTTAAAACGTTTATTTGGAGGAACGGGAAGCCCCAAGCAATGAAGAGTTATAATGATGACTTGATCATCGCTCTTGCAATTGCATGTTGGGTTCGAGATACGGCGATTCAAGCTAATTCAAGAGATTTAAATTATCAAAAAGCTTTTATTGATGCAATTTATACAGTTAAAACCACAATGAATACACAAATAAAAGGTCAAGAGGGATACAAACAAGGCAATGCAACTGATATAATATCTGAAACCAAGTCCTATTGGGACCAATATAAATGGATTATAAAGTGAGAAAATAAATATGGCACCACCAAGCAGAAATCAAGGAAAAAACCCAGCAAACAGAGAAAACAATCTGTTTAAAGCTCTTACGAAATTGTTTTCTGGACCGATCGTTAATTATCGTTCCCAAACAGGACGCCGTATTCGTCGTCAGCATTTAGATAGATTCTCCTCGCGATTTAAAACTGCCTCCGGTCAACAGTTCAAGAAGTCTCAATATAACCCCCTCGACACGATTGCCACCAACGCAATCCAGAGCCAACGCCGCTCTGAACGCTATGTTGATTTTGACCAGATGGAATATATGCCAGAGATCGCATCCACGATGGATATTTATGCGGACGAGATGACAACATATTCGGAACTGCGCCCAATGCTCAATGTCAAGTCGGGTAATGAAGAGATCAAAGCTGTGTTGACTATTCTTTACGAACAGATTCTTAACGTACAATATAATCTTTTTGGTTGGAGTCGTACAATGTGTAAGTATGGGGATTTCTTCTTATACTTAGATATTGATGACAGTTTTGGAGTTAAATCAGCCATCGCACTCCCTCCAATGGAAATTGAAAGATTAGAAGGACAAGACTCCACTAACCCCAACTATATTCAGTATCAGTGGAATTCCGCTGGTATGACCTTTGAAAACTGGCAGGTCGCACACTTCCGCGTCCTCGGCAACGATAAGTACGCCCCTTATGGAACTTCCATCCTTGAGCCTGCTCGTCGCATCTGGCGACAGCTTGTGCTTATGGAAGACGCAATGATGGCCTATCGTGTTGTCCGTTCTTCAGAGCGCCGCGTATTCAAGATTGATGTTGGTTCTATTCCTCCCAATGAAGTCGAGCAATATATGGAAAAGGTTGTAACTCAGCTTAAACGACATTCGGTTGTGGATGCCCAAAGCGGTCGTATTGATTTGCGCTATAACCCAATGTCAGTAGAAGAAGATTATTTTATCCCAGTTCGTGCCGGGTCGGTTACAGATATTAGCACACTCGCCGGCGCCGCCAACATTACACAGATCGATGATATCAAGTATCTTCGAGACAAGCTCTTCTCCGCTTTAAAGATTCCCCAATCCTATCTTTCTATGGGCGAAGGCGCCGCAGAAGATAAGACCACACTCGCTCAGAAAGACATTCGTTTCGCAAGAACGATTCAGCGCCTTCAACGCGTTATTATTTCAGAGTTAGAAAAGATTGGTATTATCCACCTTTATACTCTTGGGTTTCGTGGCGATGATCTTTTGGGATTTAGTTTAACTCTTAATAATCCTTCAAAGATCGCAGAGCTTCAAGAGCTTGAACACTGGAAGCAAAAGTTTGATATTGCTGCTTCTGCTACGGAGGGGTACTTCTCTCGTCGTTGGGTTACCGAGCATGTGTTTGGTATGTCTCATGAAGAGTTTACTCGTTGTCAACGCGAAATGTATTATGATCGTAAGCACGATGCGGCACTTCAACAAGTGGCCGAAGGCGCCGCCGCAGAAGGCGCTATGGGCGGCGGTCTTGGTGGTGGCCTTGGAGGCGATCTTGGAGGCGATCTAGGCGGCGATCTAGGCGGTGACCTAGGTGGTGAGCTTGGGGGAGAACCCGGCGGTCCAGAAGAGATGTCACCCGGAGCAGCCGGCGAACCAGCCGCACCAGAGGGTGGGGAAGAATCTCCACTACTGGCAGTGCCTCCTGGTTCGCGTAATGTCCGTTACAAAGACGGCGGAACGTATCAGAAAGTTAAGACGGACGGTCGCCCCGCCGGCGCCAGAAGCCGTTCTATTGCGGCAGCTGGATCAAAAGAAAAGAGTAGCTCAACGCATCGAAATACCTTTCCTGGCAAGAGAGATCTGGATACTCTAACAGGAATGCACGGTTTAGCAGGGATTTATGAGCAAGATGAATCTATTTATAAGCTGAGAGAGAAAACAGAAGAAAACAAACTCTTTGAGATGAATAATTCTATTCGACTTCTGATAGAGGGTCTTGAAGAAAAAGAATTATTAACGGAGCAACAGAATGAAGACAAGACACAACAAAAAGCGTAACACAGCATTTGTTTTTGAAGCCTTGGTGCGCGAAGCAACTGTGGCTGTTATAAAAGAAAACTATGAAACCAAGGACAAGGCGGTTGCACTTATCAAAAAGCATTTTGCTCCTGGCTCTGTTCTTTATAAAGACCTTCAAAACTATCGCTCCCTGTATGAAAACCAAAACCTTCCCAGAGAAATAGCAGAAAAGATTGTAAAGGAAGCAAAGCTTGCCAGTAGAGTTATGGACCCACACGGATTGTTCGTTAGTCAAAGTGATTTGATCGCAGATGTGAATAAAGAACTTACCCCAGAAGTGTTTAACAATTTTGTACCAAATTATAAGACCCTTGCTTCGATAGCTCAAATGTTTTCCGATAAGTCTTCACCCAAGAGCGCAGTTATTCTCGAAAGCAATATTATTAATAATATGACTTTATCAGAAGACAAACAAGAAATATTAGAGCCAATTGATAATTTGGTTCTTAATTCTTTTATCACAAAGTTTAATGAAAAATATCATCGTGGCCTTCTCGAAAATCAGAAAATACTCCTAAATTATTATATCACCTCTTTTGCTGATAATAGCCTTACGCTTAAGACATTCTTAAATTCTGAAATTACAAGGCTAAAAGAAACACTTTCTACTTCATTAGGTGACGAGATCATTAAACAAGACAAAGACTTGACGGACAAAACCAATCAAGTTATTGAAAAATTAAATCATTTCCATCACCAGGGTGTTGATGAAAAATTAATCTTAAGTGTATTACAAACACAACAGCTTGTAGAGGAAATAACCGAAGATGGCAATTAAGATCACAATTAAAAAAGGCGAAGAATCTGCGATTGTTACACTAGAGATGAACATTCGCAAAGCCATTAATGGTGATTTGATGATTTTTGATCATGGTGATATAGATATTGTTCTTTCTCCGGCGACCAATAAAGTTATAGCCTTTCCTAAAATTACAATGAACGATTTAGTTTATGGCGCACAAAATAGATTATTTACGCACCTACACAAGCGAGGCATTGTGATGCCCGAATCTATTCAGGCCGGCTCGTTTTTTGGTGCCCTTGAAGCAGATTTACAAAAACCATTTAAAGAAACTTTAGACGCTGCCAAATTTGCATTAGTTAATATTTCTACATTTATTACCGAAGAGCGCCCCTACTTTGAATCTACAGAGGCGATTGTTGCGATGGATAACGATGAGCTGGTGCATCCCGATAAAACAGATTCTACTGAACTTGGAGAGGTTCCACAGCGCGATGAGCAAGGATCAATTAGACCAGGGTATATAAGAAATCCATACGCTTTGAACTATCTCTTTACGGTATAGAGATAAAGGGTTTTAAGATGAAATTAATATTGGAGCGTTGGGACAACTTTCTTAATGAAGCTTTTGAAGCTTGTGAAACACCCTTTAAAGTGGGTGATTTAAAGTTGGCTACTGATATTGTCAAATATTTAGATGACCAAGAAGCGGCTAATGAACGGCTAGAACAATTAGCAAAATCTCCATTTAAACGATTTCTAAACAATGCCAAGACATTAGCAGTACCAATAGCTAAAATGGGTTTTTGGGCTGGTACCGCCGCGACTGGTGTAGCTGGCCCCGCCGTCGCCGCGGCAAGCAGCGCCGTGATGGCTCATGACGCCGGCGAGCTATTGGGTCAAGTTTTTATGTTCGGCAGCAGGAACGAAGAGAACGAGAGTATCAAAGAATTTTTACTTACCTTTTGTGTTGATCAAGAGACTCTAGATTTAATCGAAGATAAGTTTCAGCCAGAATATCTTAAAAACAGTGGTGTTGTGGAGGAACTAAAGAATTACTTCGAAACCGCGAACGATGATGCACCTCTCCCCGATATCACAGCGCACTTGGTACATTGGCTCAACACTGAATCAGACTACAAAAAGAGCGACAACACCCACATGGTCGCGAAAGATTAAAAATGGAATTACTAGCTTTTATATTATGCGCCTATGGGTTGACACAAATTTTGGTCTACAGCGATCAACCTATTCTTAAAAAATTAAGACCAGCGAAAGATTCACTCAGGGGATATGGAAAGTTGTTTAATTGTCCAATGTGCATGGGATTTCATGTAGGTTGGTTTTTAATGCTACTTTCTCCATACACCGAACTATTTAATTTTGACGTTAGTGTCGCTAATTTCTTTATTCTCGGCTGGTTGTCATCTGGAACATCTTATGTTCTGAATATGATCTTCGGAGATTCAGGGATTCAACACTCGCCCAAAATGGAGCTTACCCCTCATGAATAATCGATGGACACAAAAGCGCATGCTACGACCGGTTACTCGTTGCAAGTCTGGCTGCTAACTCGCGCCGGTAGCGCCGGCAACTTTAAAAGGAATAACAAAATGAAGATTAAGAAATCAGAATTAAAGAGAATTATTGCAGAAGAACTTGAAGAGTCCGTAATCGAAGAAGGATTATGGGATACAGTCGTTGGTGGAACGATCCAAGGCGGCCACGGCGCCGCGAAGAACGCGATGAGTATAGTCGACCTTGCGATTCGAGAACTCCAGAACATCCTTGAGAATCCAAAGGCCAACGCCAACACCCTCACCGGCGGACACCTACGCCGCGACGGCACCCTTGCGCCTTGGGATGCGCCGAGGGATATCGTAACCAGGGCTAAAGAGGACCGCCACAATCTTAATCCATCCCACAGAGAACGACACATAAAGATTTTGAAGGATTTAATATACAAATATCCATCAAACAAAAAAATTGCGCTGGCACTTACTGCTCTGGAAACTCTCGATAAGTCGCTCATCAAACTTGTTGCAGCCGCCAAAGCCGACTTCGATGCGGGCCGCGCCATCGACCACGCGGCGGCCGAAGCTGAAGTTAAAGAATTCTGGGCCCGGAACGCAGCGGCGAACGCGGCCCGCGCTGTTGCGCGCAAACCAGCCCCCGCCGAACCCAAACCGACCGGCCACATGCCAGCGCTCGTTCCGCAAAGAGGCAAAAACTACACAAGACGCCGTCGCGACCGCGGAACTCAAACTGGCTCGCAACTCGAAGAAGATATCGAATCCACCGACCTCTACGGCATTGTTTTAGAAGAACTCCAAGCAGTTTTAGCTGAGATGAAGGAATAACCAATGAGCAAGAAAGTACTTTTACGAGAATACTACGAACTATGTGAAGGCGCAGCTTAAAGGAACACAAAAGAGATGAAGATTAAGAAATCAGAGTTACAGAAACTTATTCAAGAAGAATTGATGGAAGTGCTGCGTGTGGACGAGGTAGACGCGGAGACATTCGGTCGGAATGTTCTCGGCAGCAATATATCGTCGCGCCGACCGCCAGCCGCCGGCGCCCCCATGGGCACCTCTATACCAACCGGCACAGGGGACCCCACACCCGTATATGGCGCAGATCCGAGCCAAAGAGGAACTTTCACGCCCCCCACGGCAGAGGAGAAGCTAGAGATGGAGAAGGCCGATGTTGCCAAAGAGCTTGATGCCATCAACCAGGGCGCCCGCACCGCAATTGATTGCTTGACAGCGTTGCACATTGAGGTTAGCTCAATTCTTGAAAGTGGCATTGTTGAAGACAATGACACCAACAAGACTCTTACGGCCTGGAAACAATTGACAGCGCTGGTTCCGTTTTTGGAAGTGTTTCCTGAGTATGCCACAGCTTTCAGAGCGGCGCGGGGCACCGCCGGGCAGCTTTACACGCCCCCTAGCCTGGGCCGCTACGACTGGCCGTCGGACAAAGAGAAAACGTTGAAGAGCGCTCACGCAGACCAAGTCGCCGCGCTAATCAAGATAAACACCCCCCCTTCCGAGCCATCGGGAACTTCAAACTCGTTGGCTGCGTTAAAGAGTGGCAATGAAAAAACGTTTCTCGATGGCTGGCTTAAGCCTCTATATGAGAGCCTTGCAGCCATCCATGAGGCATCTCTTAGCGAACAGTTTAGTGAAGGTCTTTTTGCTAAACTGGTGAATCGTTGCGCTCGGTGCGATCCCGACCCAGTGCAGCTGATTAGCTCTCTTTTTATAACATTGCCCGGTACAAGCGCCGGCCGCGATGCGCGTTTTTCTGGCGATGTGACCCCTTTCGAAGCCCAGCGCGTTTTCGTCGAGAACACACCGGCTGCTATACTTTTTAATGCAATTCAGAAGTATGAAACTGAGCGCACGCAGACGACAGCCGGCACGCAGACGACAGCCGGCACGCAGACGACAGCCGGCACCGGGCGCGCCCCCTCGGCGATCAATTCGCCTTTATTTGGGCCTTTTCCAACTCAAGAACAATTAACACGCATGGTTGCGGAAGAATTACATAAATTAATGGCAGAAAGGAACAACAAATGAGCAAAGTACTTCTACGAGAATACTACGAACTATGTGAAGGCGGCGTTTGTCAAGATCTTCTTACCGAAGACGAAAAGAAATTTGTGACAGATGGCGGCATGATCCTGTCTGGTATTAT